CTGCGTGATAGGAACCCGCGAACGCAACTGTAATGTCCTCACTGCTTTTCGTACGGTGCATTGCCCCAAGAAAGACCATCTCATCGAACCGACTTTGCAGTTCCTTGATCATGGCTTCTGCGGGGACATCAAACAGTTCGTTGTCTTCGGGTAGTTCCATCAGTGTGTCTCAGCCCAATTGTAACCGATCTTGTACTCGCCTGTCAGAGGGCACTTGACACCGAGGTCTTCTCCGGCATCTCTCATAGCGTCAACAGCCAAACTACCAACCTCGTGCCCTTGACTTTCGCGGCACTCAATCTGCATCTCGTCGTGAACATGAGCCACCTGCTTTGCCTTGATGCTGGGTATGCGATTGATGTAGAACCACAGATTGACTGTGGCTTTCTTCATGGCGATTGACCCAGCCGACTGAAGTAGAAGGTTCAAGGCAGAATGCTCTGACCTGATCTTCAACTTCCGTCCGTCAAGGGCCACCAGATGCGGACGTTGCCGAATCGCAGTCTTGATGGCTTGCTGTAGTTTTTGAATGCCGGGCATTCTCTGAAGAAACTGCTTCTTGATGCGGCGACCAGCAGTACGACCACCGCCAACGATGGAGCCAATCTTTTCATCACCCGCTCCATACAAGAAGGCGTAGATAAAGGTCTTGGCTTGGTTGCGAGTCTCAAGTCCCGCCGCCTCTTGGTTTGCTGTGTGGATGTCACCATCAAGGATCTCCGCTGTGTATCGACCTTGGTCATACGGATGCACATAGTGAGCCAGCATACGCAACTCTAACCCACTCATATCTGCACCCACCAACACGTTTCCCGGCTCCACCGTGAAGAGTTCACGACACTCCTTACCCCACGGGGAGCCTACGCTGGGGACTTGAGACATGTTGGGCTTGCTGTGTGTGCATCGCGTAGACACGCAACCACATGGGTTCACAGAGCCATGAATCTTCCCCCCTTTCTCCAACTTAAGCCATGCGTTTTCCCCTTCAGCCAGTTGGCCCAGACGCTTGTTGACAAGCAAGTATCTGGCAACCAACTTGGCCTCGGGGTAGTGGAGGGACGTTAATACAGATTCGTCTACCTTGGGTTGTCCGGATTCGGTGTAGTCAGCAGGTTCCCACCCATACTTCTCAATCAGTCTCTCCGCGATTTGCTTTCTACTGCCCGGATTGAACGGTACTTCTTTTGTCTTTGTCTTCAATTGGATGATGGCTGGGGGGAAGACTTCTTGGAGTTGCTCTTTGATGCGGCACTTCTCATCGAGCAGCGTGGAGTGTAAGGCTCTAGCCCTTTCTCCGTCGAACACGAATCCGTTGATCTCTTGTGCGTGAATGATTGCCGCGAAGTCGTGTTCCAGTTGGGTGGGGCGGAAGTCAGGATCCTCCTCTTGAATCCGCTTCCAGAGAGCAACGGTGACCGCTACGTCCTGCTTGCAGTACTCAGCCATCTCCGGCGTAAAGACCGACCAGTCCCCGTCCTCTGCGAAGTCACCCTTGTGGATGCCCAGCCTGACACCCCATGCTTTGAGTGAGTGACTACCCATGAGTTTTCGAGGGAACTCAATTGCTTGGTGGTCAGTTGACATTAAATCCCCAAACAACAAACGGCTCATCACCAGAGTGTCTCGTACTTCGCCTTTGTAGTTGAAGTCGGGGTACAGCCGCTTGAGGGCACGAAGATCGAACTTCATAATGTTGTGCCCGATCAGCATCTCTGCTTCCTGCATGAGTTGCAAAGCATCACTGTTTTCCATGATCACGGGGTCTTCACCGTCAATGCTCATGGCAATGCAATGGCAAGTCTTCAGGCCACACAGTGTGTTGAAGTCCTTGATTGCATTCGTCTCTATGTCAAAGATTATTTTCTTCGGCATACTTCAGAATCTCCTTTACTTGTTCTCCGTATCCCATCTCAACCAGCATGTCACGAATCTCAGGGATCTTAACCAAACCCAACTTGAGCCGTGGGATGAGGCTGAACTTTTCAATCTGCTCCACACGCTGTCTCGTGATTGGTCGCCCTTCCTGTTCGCTGATGTGCTTGGCAATCTTGGTGTACGGATATGGCTC